ATCCTGAGCCCGGGCAGCGGCGCCTATGTCAACGTGTTCCCGAACGGCGCGACGCTCACCGCCGATGATACCGGCGGCATCGTCGAGGTGGATGCGGCCCTCCAATCCTTCTGGGACAATTATCGCCTTGCCCCCGACACGATCTGGGTGTCCAGCCAGGAGCAGCGCAACATCACCCGCAAGGTCTTGAGCGGCAACGTGAATGCGGCGCAGCGCTTCATCATCAATGTCGACCAGGGCAACATCAAGGGCGGCGATCTGGTCACCGCGTATCTCAACAAATACTCGATGGACGGCGCTCAGGCGATCCCGGTCCGGCTCCATCCGAATATCCCGCCGGGCACGATCCTGTTCACCGCGCGGACCATTCCCTATCCGCTCTCGAATGTGACCAACGTCCTCCAGATGCGGATGCGGCAGGATTTCTTCGCGATCGAATGGCCGCGGCGGACCCGGCGCTATGAGTACGGGATCTATGCCGACGGGGTCCTGCAGAACTACTTCCCGCCCGCCTTCGGGATGATCACCAACATCACCAACGGGTGATCGACGCCGCCGCATCTAGCCTCGGCGCGAAGGATCGCCACGCCTGACAGCGTGGCGATCCGGCTTTCTCCCATCCGATGGACATTCCCCATGCCCGATCCCCGTGATCTCACGACCCTCGCCAATCTGAAGGCGTGGCTCAACGTCACCTCGACCGCCGATGATGCCCTCCTGCAGACTCTGGTTACCGCGGCCTCGGTGTTCATCGAGTCCTGGCTCGACCGGCCGATCCTCCAGGGCGTCGTGACCGAGATTCGGGACGGGACGGATGGCGATGTCCTGGTCCTTGCCGTCACACCGGTGACCGCCGTCGCCAGCCTCACCATCGACGGCGTCGACGTGCCGCCGGCGCCCGATGCGACCAGCCCCGGCTATGCCTTCACCACGACCCGGCTCAGCCTGCTCGGGCGCCGGTTCCGGCGTGGGCGGGGCAATGTCCAGGTCACCTATTCCGCCGGCTATGCGACAGTCCCGCCGGATCTGGCACAGGCGGCGATCGCGCTTGCCGGCTTGCGCTATCGCGACCGCGACCGGATCGGTCTCGCCGCCAAGGGCCTCGCCGGGGAGACGACGTCGTTCTCCCCCGCCGACATGCCGGCCGACGTCGCGACCGTCTTGCAGCTCTATCGCAAGGTCGTCCCGCTGTGATCCGCGAGCGTTTGGCCGTCCTCGGATTCACCGGGGCCGGGGCTTTGCGGGAGGCGCTGCGGGAGCGCCGGGCCGCCTTTACCCAGGCTTTGCCCGGCCGGCAGGTTGAGCGGGTCGCGGCCGCGGCGGCCGACTCATTGGCGGAACCGAGCCCATGACCCGGGAGCCGATCTACGCGGCGCTCTTCGCCATGGTCTCCGGCGTCACCGGCCTCTCGACCGCGAGCCGGCGGCTTCGGCATTGGGCCGATGTCCCGGCGACCGATCAGCCGGCGCTGTTTCAGGTTCAGAAGGGCGAGACCGTCACCGAGCGCCGGGGCCTACCGCCCAAACGGCAATTCTCGGTCGAGCTCTTCATCTATGCCCGCTCCGGCGGCGAGGCGAACGATCTGCCGTCCCAGATCCTGAACCCGCTGCTCGACGGGATCGAGGCCGCACTCGCCCCGGATCCCGGGGCAGAGGTTCAGACCCTCGGCGGTCTGGTTGCCCATGCCTGGATCGCCGGGCGCATTGAGACCGACGAGGGCGTGCTCGGCGACCAGGCGGTCGCGATCGTGCCGATCGAAATCCTGTTGCCCTGACTGGAGGAAACCCCATGCCGCAATTCGTGTTCGGCGGCGGTGCGCTCTATGCGCTGCGCACCGATATCGCCACTGCCGCCCCCGTGCGCTTCGGCGCGCTGCAGGAGATCGAGGTCGATTTCGCCGCCGATCTCAAGGAACTCTATGGCCAGGGCCAATACGCCCTGGCGCTGGCGCGCGGCAAAGCCAAGATTACCGGCAAGGCCAAGTTCGCCCAGCTGAACGGCGCCTTGTTCAACGCGGTCTATTTCGGCGCTGCGAGTGCGACCGGTCAAAGCCTCGTCGCTCAGAACGAGGCGGCGACTGTGCCGGCGAGCAGCCCGGAGACCGTGACCATTCAGAACGCCGCGGGGTTTCTGGCGGATCTCGGTGTCCTCTACGCCGCGACGGGGCTTGCCCTCACCAAGGTCTCGGCGAGCCCGACCCAGGGCCAGTACACGGTGACGACCGGCGGGGTCTATGGCTTCGCCGCGGCCGATGCCGGCGCCGGAATCCTCATCTCCTATGGCTACACGGGCACCGGCGGCACCAGCCTCGCCATCGCCAATCAGCCGATGGGAACCGCACCGGTGTTCCGGGTGACCCTGGCGGAGCAGTTCCAGGGCAAGGAACTGACGCTTCAGTTGAATGCCTGCATCGCCTCGAAACTGAGCCTTCCGTCCAAGCTCGACGATTGGCTCATGAGCGATTTTGAGTTTCAGGCCCAGTCCGACGCCGCCGGCAATATCGGCGTCATCAGCTTCGGGGAATAATCATGTCCGACACGGTCGCCATCACCATCGGCGGCGAGGCGTTCAGCCTCGGCCCGCTCAGTTTCGCCGCTCTGAAACGCGCCTGGCCCGCCATCAAGGCGCTGCCCGATAAGCCGGATCTGGTGGGCCAGGCCGAGGCGGTGGTCGAGATCGTCGCCGCGGCCTTGGGGAACGTGCGGCCCGAACTCACCCCCGAGGCGATCGAAACGAGGCTTATCGGGCGGGAATTCGTCGATCTGGTCGGCGCCGTCCCGAAGCTCCTCGCGATTTCCGGTCTGGTGCCCAAGGAGGAGGCGGGGCGGTGATCGGGTTCGACGATCTGATCGCCGAACTGGTCCTCCTTGGGGCGGGGTCCTGGGAAACCGTCGAGCGGGAGATGACGCTCCCCCGCTATGCCGCGATCCGCTGCGCCTATGACCGGCTGCGCGGCGTCGCCCCGGCGCGGCGCGGCGATTTCAACGCGCTTCTGGCCCTGGCCGGGGCCGGCGGGGTGATCCGATGAGCCGGCAGAGTACCCTCAATCTGGTGATCAATGCCGATGCCAGCGGGTTGAACGATGCGCTGGCCGAGGCGAAGCAAGGCATCGCCGCCCTCAATCAGGAAATGGCCTCGATCGGCGCGCAGCAGCCGCTCACCAAGGGTGTCCGGGCCGACACCCAAGGCGCACTCGCGGCGCGCCGTAGCTATGGCGATCAGTCGATCGAGGAAGCGACCGCCTCAGCACAGCAACTCGCGACCGTTCAGGAACAGGCCGCTCTCGACATTCTGGAGGCCGAGCGTGCCTGCGCGCTCCAGGCCGGCGAGGCCACGACGGAGATCGATCGGCAGATTTTGGCCGAGAAGCAGACCTGGGCCAATCAGATGCAGTCGATCACCGCACGCGGGCTCCAGGCGGAAACGCGGTCGATCGAGCAATCCTTTGGCGCGGTGCCTGCGGCCATGACGCGGTCGATCACCGGGGTCCTCACCGGCACGATGAACATGCGGCAGGCCCTGGGGAATGTGGCCAGGAGTGTCATCGCCACCCTGGTCGAGATCCCGGTCAAGATGGCGACCGAATGGGCGGCGCGGGAGATCGCGACGCTGGCGCTTCATCAGGAGATCGAGACCGCGAAGACCGCGGCGACCGGTGCCGGGGAGGCGGCGCGGGCGGATATCAGAACCAGTTCCGCCGCCGCCGGTGCCACCGCGGAGGCGACCGCCGGGTCGACCAGTGTCATTGGCGACGCCTATCGCGCCGCCGCCGGGACCTATGCCTCGGTGGCAGAAATCCCGATCGTCGGCCCGTTCCTGGCCCCGGCCGCGGCCGCCGCGGCCTTTGCCGCCGTGGGTGCCTTCGACGTGTTCTCGGCCGAGGGCGGCTGGGATCGGGTCCCGAAGGGTGGGGCACTCACCATGTTGCACGAGAACGAGATGGTGCTGCCCGCCGGCATCGCGGCCCCTTTGCGGGCGATCGGCAACAACCCGGGTGCCGGGTCCGGCGGGGACACGCATTTCCACGTCTCCGCCCCCTTCACCCAGAATGGTGGCGCCCCGAACACCCGCGCGATGGCCCGCGAGATCGCCAACCAGCATCTCGATGTCCTGGTCGCCGGGCTGCAACGCGCCCATCGCAGCGGCCGGCTTTTGCCGGGGGTGACCAGACGATGAGCCTCGCCGATCTCGAATCCTTCACCGCCTCGCCCAATGCGCCGGATTATGTCGGTCTCGATCGATACCTCTATATCGATTCCGCCGGCGCTGACGCCCTGATCGGCACCAACGCGTTGGGCGGTGCGTGCCTCGACGTCCATGGTTTTGCCGCGCATTGGTGGCGACGGCGACTGTTCCGACCGGCCGGGATCGGGAGTGGGACGCGGGGCGGGCGGACCCTGGTGGCATTCGGCACCCTGACCTGGGGCTGGTACGATGCGGTCAATGGTGTCGTCCAATGCAGCGTCGAATTCGATGCTTCGGTCGGTCAGGTCCGCGCCTATCGCGGGGATCGGTGGAACGGGGGCGGCGGGACGCTCCTTGCCCAGACCGGGCTCATGGCTTTCGTGCCCGGCTCGGAATTCTTCGCCGAAGCCCAGGTGACGATCGGGACCGGGTCAAGCGGTGCGCTCACCGTCCGGATCAATGCCGAGACGGCAATCACGCTCAGCGGGATCGCGACCCAGACCTCCGGCTCGGCGCTGTTCCACACGACACAGGACGCCTGGACCTATGCCGGTTTCGGCTCGGGCAGCCAATGTCACACGCAACAGAGCGATCTCTATTGGACCGACGCCCTGACCTGGCTCGGCCCCGGTCGGGTCTTCGGGCTCCGACCGGCGGCGAATGGCGCGGCCCTCGGCTTCACGCCGAGTGCGGGCACGAATTGGCAGAACGTCTCGGCAGCCCCGCCGGGTGGTGACACGGCGTACAACGTATCGTCGGTGGTGGGTGCGAAGGATTTGTTCCAGACCTCGGCCGGGGCCTCGGGCATCGCGGTGGCCGGGCTGATGCTGAGCCGGAATTCCAGGGCGGATGCCGCCGGGACAAGGTCCGGCCAAAGCCTTCTGGTCTCGGCCGGTGTGACCGGTGCGGGTGCCGTCACGGACGAGAATACCGGCTACACGACCTGGTTCGACACCTTCGATACGGATCCGGCGACCGGGCTTCCCTTCACGGTGAGCGCGGTCAATCTCGCCCAGCCGGGCTACATGGTCGCGTCATGACATGGGGAATCTCCGTGTCGACGGTCTCCTCGCCGAGCCGCTGGTCGCCGCGAATCCAGCACTTCGCGTCGACCGGATCGCCGTCGAGCCGATACTCGGCCAGATCGCTTCGCTCCGCGTGGATGCGGTCCGTGTTGAGCCGCAGATCCTTCAAGACGCCGGGCTCCGGGTCACCGCGATCCTGGCGGAAACCTATGTCACACTTTTGGAGCCCGGGCCGGTGAGCACCGCGATCTTCCCCGCCGAACTTGCGGCGCTCGCCGGCTTCTCGGTCCATCGCCGGCCGACCTTCTCGACACGGATCGCCGCCCATGTCTCCGGCCGCGAGGTCCGGGCAGCGCACTATGTCTATCCGTTGAGGGAGTTCGAATTGACCTTCGAGGCCCTCCATTCGGGCGCCGGCATCGGGGCCATTCCGGCCCGGACCAAGCAATTGCTGGAAGGCTTCTGGTGCGCGCTCCAGGGCCAGTACGGGACGTTCCTCTATCAGGATCCGGAGGATTGCAGCGTCACCGGCGGGGCGATCGGCACAGGCGATGGCGGGACGACCGCATTCCCCCTGGTGCGGAGGCTTGGCACCTATGCCGAGCCGGTCGGGCAGGTGAACACGCTCTCGGCCGTCTATCTCGACGGGACAGCACTCGCGGACTCAGCCTACTCGGTGGTGATGCCGAACACCCTGGTCTTCGCCTCGGCACCCGGTGCCGGCGTTCCGATCACCGCCGACTTCACCTTCTGGTGGCAGTGCCGCTTCCTCGACGATGTGACCGATTTCGAGGAGCTGCTGGCTCAGATTCACAGCGTCAACGCGCTGAAATTCCGCACGGTGAAGCCATGAAGACGATTGATGCCGGGTTGCTCGCCCTGCTGGCGGGGAACCGAACCCTGCCCATGGCGGATTGCTTCACCTTCACCCTCCTCGACGGGACGGTGATCCGCGCGAGTTCGCTCGACGTGCCGGTGGTGGTCGACGGGATTCTGTTTCCGGCGAACGGAATCCGGGTCGATGGGATGCGCTTCCGCCAGGGAATCGGGCTTGAGGTCGACGAGCAGACGGTCACCATCGGCGCCACAGCCGCCGACACGGTGAACGGTGTCCCTTTCCTGGAATCGCTCCGGCTCGGGCGGTTCGATCTCGCCACCGTCCAGCGCGACCGCGCGTTCTTCGATCCAGCCTCAGTGCCGAGCCTGGTCCCGATCAGCGGCCTCATCGCGAGCGGGTCGGTGACGCTCTTTCATGGCCGGATCTCCTCGATCGACCGGCTCGGCCGCGCGCAGGCGCAGGTCAAGGTGAAGTCGGATCTGGTGCTCCTGAATATCGACATGCCGCGCAACATCTTCGAGCCCTGCTGCGTCCATGCCACCTTCGATTCGGGCTGTGGCCTCAACAAGGTGGATTACGCGACGTTTGGGTTGGTCGCCAACGGGTCGACGCCGGGTGCGATCGCCTGGAGCGGTTCCGGCGGCGCCCATCCCGATGGCTGGTGGGATCAGGGCACGGTGACCTTCACCGGGGGCGTCAATGTCGGGCTGACGCGGACGGTCAAGCTCTCGACCAACGCGCTCCTGACCCTCATCGCCCCGCTCGATATGCTGCCGGCCGCGGGCGACAGTTTCACAGTCTATGCCGGGGACGATCACACGCTCGCCACCTGCCGCACCAAATTCGGCAATGGCGCCAATTTCCGCGGCTTTCCCTTCGTCCCGGCGGCCGAGCTCGCGTTCTGATGACCGAATCGGAGGCACGCCTTGCCGTGGTCGCGGAGGCCCGGTCGTGGATCGGCACGCCTTATCACCATCGCGCCGCGGTGAAGGGATCCTGCGGCGGGGTCGATTGCGGGATGCTGCTGATCCGGGTCTTCGCCGATCTCGGCCTGATCCCGGATTTCGACCCTGGGCATTACCCGATCGACTGGCACATGCACCGCGCCGAGGAGCGGTATCTGGGCTTCGTCACCGCCCATGCCGGCCCGGTGGTCGTACCCGGCCCGGGCGATGTCATCGTGTTCAAATGGGGCCGCTGCTTCGCCCATGGCGGGATCATCACGGAAGCGGAGCCGGCATGCCGCTTCGTCCATGCCGCCGCCCGCGCCGGGTTCGTCGAGGAAACGGTTCTGTCCGCCTCGCCACTCGCCGCCCGCCAGTCCAAGTATTTCAGCCTGTGGAAGGCGGTCTGACCCATGGATTACCTGTTCGGCAGCGCCAACAAGCTGAAGCCGGCGGTGACCGGGCTGCAGGTTCAGACCTCGGTCTCGACCCTGCCGATCCCGATCGTCTGGGGCCATAATCGGGTCGCCGGCAACCTGATCTGGTACGGCGATTTCACCGCGTCCAAGTCCTCCGGCCAGGGCGGCAAGGGCGGCGGGGGCAAGGGCGCGCAGGGCTGGGACTACCACACGAGCTTCATCCTGGCCCTGGCCGAGGGGCCGATTGCGACCGTGGGGGCGGTCATCGTCGATCGCGACACGTCACAGTCGCTGACCTCGCTCAATCTGGGCTTCCATGACGGCTCGACCCTGCAAGCGCCCTGGGGGTACCTGTCGTCGAAGCATCCGGGTGCCGCACTCGGCTATAACGGCACCGCCTATGTCGCGGCCTCCAATTACGATCTGAAATCCTCGCCAGACCTGCCGGATCATAATTTCATCATCGGCGGGTTGCTGTTCCAGACGGCGCAAGCCGGCCTGCCCGGATCCGGCGCCACGGCGAACGCCACCAATAGCAGCGGGATCATCACCGCGGTGACGCCGGTCGCGCTGGGGAGCGGCTATCTCGCGTCCTCGCCGCCCCAGGTGGTCGTCCACGATACCAACGGTCCGGGCGGTGGGGCGGTGGTTCTGCCGGTCATCGTCGATGGCGGCATTCAGAGCTATGTCATTCAGGATGGCGGGGCCGATTACGTCCAGCCGGAAGTCTCGATCCAATGGGCGGGCGACGCCGATAGCGCGCTCGTCATCCAGGATTACCTCACCAACCCGCAATATGGGGTGGGCTATCCGGCCGGTTCGATCGATCTGACCACGCTCCTCTCCAGTGCCGACGCCCCGACCATCGGCGATTCGGCCTATCAGACCTATTGCCGGGCACTCGGGCTCTGGCTGTCGCCGGCGCTGACCTCCCAGGAAACCGCGTCCTCGATCCTGCAGCGCTGGTTGCGCCTCACGAATACGGCCTGTTTCGTCTCCGGCACGCGGCTCAAATTCGTGCCCTTCGGCGATGCCGCGGTCTCCGGCTATGGCGTGACCTTTGTCCCCAACCTCACCCCGGTCTTTGACCTCACCGACGATGATTACGTCGGCGATGCGACCAAGGACCCGGTGACGGTGAGCCGAACCGACCCCTCCGATCTCTACAACGTGATCCGGCTGGAGATCGCCGATGCCGAGGCGCGGTACAATGCCAAGCCGGTCGAATGCCGCGACCAGGGCGCGGTCGAGGCCTACGGCTTGCGGGTCGACTCGACCGAATCCGCCCACGAGATCACGGCCCAAAGTGTGGCGCAGATCGCCGGGCAATTGATCCTGCAGCGGCAGCTTTATGTCCGGAACAGTTTCACTTTCGATCTCTCGTTCGAATATTGCGTACTCGATCCCATGGATCTGGTGACGCTGACCGACCCTGGCCTCGGGCTCAATCGCACCCCGGTCCGCATCACCGCGATCGAAGAGAACGACGAGGGGACGCTCACCATCACGGCGGAGGAATTCCCGCTCGGGGTGGCGAGTGCGACCGCCTATCCGACCCAAGGCTCGAACGGCGGTCAGCCGAGTACCGGGGTCATCCCCGCCAGCGTCAACCCGCCGGTCTTCTTCGAGCCCGATGCCGCCCTCCTCGCCGCCCTCGGCCTCGCCCCCAATCAGCCGGTCATCGCCATGGCGGTCTCCGGCGGCAGTGCCGGGGTGGCGGATCCGAACTGGGGTGGGGCCGAAGTCTGGGTTTCGGTGGATGGGTCGACCTATCAGCACCTGGGCACGATCACCGGCCCGGCGCGACAGGGGGTCCTGGTCGACCCGCTGGCGGGTTTCACCGGCACGAATCCCGACGCGGCCGACACGTTGACGGTCAATCTCGCGGAGAGCGGCGGCACGTTGATGTCCGGCTCGTCGGCCGATGCCGCGTCCGGGCGCACCCTCTGTTTCCTTGATGGCGAGTTCCTGAGTTACGAGACCGCGACGCTGGTGAGCGGCAACACTTACGCCCTGACCGGCCTGTGGCGGGGCCTCTTCGGCACCAGCCCGGGCGCACACCCCACCGGCGCCGCCTTCGTCCGGGTCGATGACGCGGTCGAGACCTTCGCCCTCCCGCCGCAATATCTCGGCGTGCCGCTCCTCATCAAGTTGCCGAGCTTCAACCTCACCGGCGCCTCGCCGCAGAGCCTGGCGGATGTCACGGCCTACGCCTACACCCCGGTCGGGACCGGCTATGGCGGGGGCGCGGGCGGGGTGCCGCAGGTGCCGAGCGGGCTCGCGGCCAATCCCGGGGGCGATGGCGAGGTCCGGCTCGGCTGGGCGGCGAACCCGGCCGCAGATAACGTGACCTTCTACCGGCTGTACCGGGCGAGCGGGGCGGGGGCGGCCTTCGCGTCGAGCGTCCCTGTCGCGACCCTCGATGCGCTCGGCACCGGCGACGGCGGCCTCACCCCCGGCGCGCCCTATACCTATTTCCTGGCCGCCGGGAACGCGATCGGCGTCTCGGCGCCGAGTGCGGGCGTCGATGCCACGGCCGGGACGCTCGCCGAACTCCCCTTGGCCGGGGACGTCACCGGCCCGGCCGGCGCCAATACCGTGGTCGGGCTCCAGGGGCGGCCGCTCGCGGCGAGCGCACCCGCCGATCGCACGGTTCTCGGCTGGGCCGACGCGGCCGCCGACTGGGCACCCGCCGCCCTCGATCATGGTTGGATCGCTGATTGGATCATCGCCGCCGTGCCGAGCCTGCCGCTCGTGACCGGGACCGCGTCCGGGCCCGACGATACGCCGCAGCCGACCTTCATTTTGGATGGCGATCTCCAATGTATCGCCGTCCCGCTCGCATGAGGAGAAACCGGTGAGCGTCTCCACCAAGATCACCGATTACGTAGGCCAAGGCCTCCACGCCGCCCGCCCGGCCGCGCCCTTCATCCCGACCGGCGGGACCGCGCTCTATGCCGAGACCGACACGGGCTATGTTTATGCCTGGGTCAACGGCGCCTGGGCCCGCGTGCAGGGTGGTGGTGCCAATGGACGGCGGCGTGCGATCCGCGCGGTGACCGGGGGCGGGACGATCGCCGTCACCACCGCCGATGATGTGGTCGAGCTCGACACCGCCCCCGGCGCCACGCTGGTCCACCTTCCGGCAGGCCCCAGTGCCGGCGACACCTACACGGTCTCGGACGGCACCGGCCACGCCGGGACCAACCCGATCACCATTGCCACGACCGACGGCACGCTCATCAACGCCGCCGCGACGCGGGTCATCGCCCTCGGCTGGCAATCAGAAGATTACACGTTCAACGGCACGATCTGGAGACCGCTATGATCCCCGCCCGCTCTCTTGCGACACTCGCCGCCGCGACGGCGCTCACCCTCGGCCTCGCGGGATTGGCTACCGGCGCCAATCCCGGTAACCCGCTCGGCACCGCCGCCTTCGAGGGCGCCGGCACCTCGGTCGCTGATCCGGGTACGGGGAAGCTTGAGTCGCTCCTCCCCATCCAGAGCCTCACCGGGGCGAGCCACACCTATGCCGGTGCCGACCTCCAGCGCCGGACCAGCCGATCAAACGCTGGCGGGGCGATGGCCGACACGCTGATGGCCGTCGGCACCTCCGGTCTCACAAACGGCGCCCAGCTCCACGTTGCCAACGCGGATGCCACCGCGAGCCTGACCCTGACCGCCGGCACGGGTACAACGATCGAGGCCACAGGCAGCCTCGCCATCGGCCCGGGCCGCGACGTCTGGCTCGCCTATGACGCGACCGCGACGGCCTGGCGCGTCGTCGACAACTCGGCGGGCACGCTCCTGGCGACGAACAATCTCGCGGATGTGAGCTCGGTCAGCGCGGCGCAGGCGAATTTGGGGCTGGCGACAGTTTCCGTCTCGGGGAGCGCCAGTGATCTTGAAACTGGAACGCTTGACTGCAGCCGGATGCCTAGCCTAGTCGGGGACGTTACCACGGCTTCAGGTTCTTGTAGTACGTCTCTAAAACCCACTGGGGTGAGCGGTACCTATACGAAAGTGACAACCGATGAGCAGGGCCGAGTTACTGAAGGGGCGACATTGAGTGTGCCCGATGTGCCAAACCTTTCGGGCATCTATTGCGCCTTGTCTGGTTGTAATTTGAGCGGTCAATTAGTGTCTCAAAATGGTTCAGCGTTAACTCCGGCGTTTGGCATAGGGTCGACAACAGATGGGTTCTACCAGCTTGGCTCACACGCTATCGGAGTGTCGGTGAACGGTTCGAATGCTGGGGTCCTAGATATGAATGGCAGATTAACTTTGGGATCGACGTCTAATCAAGCATTATTAGGTAAGTATTCCGTATTTGAGGCTATATACCCCAATACAGAAGCTGGATTCAGTGCCATTGGCTTGAATACGCCAGGAAATTTATTTCTTAGCCGCACTTCTAGTTCAAGCTGCTGTGGACATGCTCAAATATCTCCTGGCGTCGTGATCGGGAACATAAACTTTGGTGGCGATGATGGGTCCTCATACGGCGTCGTCGCCGGTTCTATTACTGCCTTCTCTGAAGGCTCCATTTCAGCCGCTCAAATCCCAGGTCAAATCTGTATAAACACGGCGAGTTTGTCGGGCGTTAATACTATTGGCCTCTGTATTGGAGATGACCAGTCGATTAACGTCGGATCTAGTGGCTCTACCAAGATCGCTGATGCGACGGGAAATATCTATGGCAAATCCGGACTGTTCTCCGGATCTGCGGTGCCGCCAACCCTGGCTGTTGGAAGTGCTGAAATCTATGGATCATTGAGTTTGGGCGCCGTCTTGAGTGGCCAGGGGTCAGGAGCCGATGTCACACTTGCCAACGACTCGGGTCTTCCCGCATTATCAATCATGTCGGGAACAACGACCTTAAAAATTGCTGGCGCTTCAAGTTGGTCGACAAATGGTCCGGTCGCTACAACGTGCACAGGAGTCGGCCCGTCGGGATCTCACGCTACTATCCAGGAGTGGCTTACAATTATAGACAGCGCAGGCACGACCCGATATATTCCTGCATTTTGAGTTTGTCATGAAACGGCTCGTTTCGGTTCCGCTTTTGGCTATTGCGCTAGGCGGAGCAGGAGATAAGGGTGTGGATCCATCTGAACAGCAAAAAATAGGAGACCAAAATAAATCGCAAGAATTAGTTATTATATCCAGGTTATTTGAAGTGCTCGAAGATGTAATTACCAAGAGCGATGTGCCCTGTGCCTCCGAGGTAGCGCCTCTGATGTCAGAAATACAGAAGCAGATTATGGTGCAGAAAAGGACTAAGTGAATATTAAGAGCGATTGATCTATAATTTATCATGCTGCAGACAGCCGCCATTTGTGTGCCGCCGCCCCTCGATCTGTAGCAAATCAGTTGCTTGGCGGGACCAACGTGGGCCCGAGGATTAGTAAATAAGTACAATTGAAATTAAGGTTTCCGCTTGATAGGCCACCTAGTCTTACGATTAGCGTCAATTTCAGATCAGTGGTATTAGGGGCATAAAATAATTTGGATATCTATAGATGAGCGACCAAAATTCTTTCAGGCCAATACGACGTAGAGATCTAGCTGTTTCATCATCAATATTTTGTGTCCGCCTTACTACGAAGCATGTTTCAACAGCTTTAAGCCAGGCCGTGGAGGGCGCCAACCCGAATGTATCGGCGATACGTACTAGTGTAGCAGTCCCAACATCGGCTTCGCCGAAGGAAAGAAACTGTGCAGGGAGAGTTTCCTGCCATTCAAGAAATTCCGCATGGCTTCGCATAATATAGCGGAAAAAGCTTTGGATCGATCTGTCTGGGAGATCACCCTCAAGATAGTCTGGAAGTCCGCCATCAAAGAATTTTGCGAGCGCAACCGCATGTTCGATGGGGTTGCGTATCGGGGTAATAAAAATCAGCTTTGGGAAGCGAGTTGCTAGCCGTACCGGATCCAACCTCCGGTCCTTAAGCGCACGTCGAAGCCTCCCCCCTTCCTTCCACAGGACGACAGATATATCCTGCTTAATACGGCGGTTTCCATACAGGGCAGCGTAGGCGTTTCTAATGGTGGGGTCGTCGAACGCGTGGCTGTGAAGGATGCTGCCACCGTATACGCCTCTGGCTCCATCCTCCGAGAGCCTAATCAGAATCCCTACAAGTTTAGAGAAATCATCGTCCCGAAAGGTGTCTAGGGCGGTCAATCCTCCCTCCGCCTCGATCCGAGCGAGGCCGTGATTCATGACCTGAACGTGTGGGTGCAGAGACATGACGGCGCTCAAAAGCGTCGTGAAGTTTCGGTATGGGCCAAGTGTCGCACACAACATTGGCCCCGCCGGGAGTAGCCTGTCCGCTCCGCTCATCGGTCTCCTCGTGCCTCTAAAAATGATTTTCCGAATTTGGCTCTCATATCTATTTGCCCTAGAGGCTTGCGTCTGTTTCGTAGTAATTGCCCAGGTTTCTCTCATGCTATTACGGCACCCAGTGAATGCGCTAGCAGGACCTCAGCAGTTACAGGGCGTGAGAAGTTCTATCTAGAGTGGTTATCCGAACATCTCTTTCCTCTCTATCCAGTAATGTGTATAATGGGCATACAAATGAGGGGATATAACAGAAATAATATTTTCAATGTCTGGGGTGGTTTGCTTAACAATAAAATCCCGAGCGATCTTTACGTCTTTAATATTGCCAAAACCCCAGCCTTTACCGTAATTCTCCCTGAGCCATGGCGAATTAGCACAGTTATATTCACATATTTCCTTCTGAGAGCGCGTCATTTCAAAATAATTTTCGTTAACTGGCCAGCCCAAATCATTTAGAAGTTGAAAGAGTCTATCGTCTCTTGCCACAAAGTCCTCATACATAAGAAGTGTTCCATAATTGTTACTTGAGAATTCGGCTTCAAAGCGACTAAATTTCTCTTCGATGCGACCAAATGTGTTCGCGTAAGGGTACGTAGTTAGACTTTTCCAGACAGCCACAGGATCGCGAACAAAGAGGATCGTATGATCAGGTCGGAAGCTTTTTTGATGGTCAGCAAGCGTCCTGGTCATATTTACTGTCGCCTTAGCAACTGTCGGGTGTTCAGACCATATAGGGGGTGTTAGAGCGCGGCTCCAAACATCAACAATAGCAATCGAGTCTGGTCGTTGTCCAAGAAAGCAGCAGAACGCAGATGCGCCGCTGGACTCCATCGCATAAATGAGGAGCCTCATGGCGCTATATCTTTGATCAGGTCGTAGCTCATTTGGGAATCATGAAGCCTGTCTGATACTTGTCTAGTTGCCAGCAACCAGCTTCGCGCATCCTTTCGAGCCGTTGGCTAGGGTCCCCAGTCCTGAGTACGTGCCGGACTATAGCATCGGCCGCGCCTGGTTGTAACCGAGGGAAGAGATGGTGCGGGAGTAGGGTTATCTTTAAGTCAATTGATTTGCATACTCCCGCAATTGGGTCCCGGTATGCTCGGAAAATCTTGTCTCCGCAAATCAGATTGTATGAGTCCTTTGCATCTGTCTGCCACTCAATGCCAATCTCGGCGAGCCATCTGTTCAGGTAAGCTTGGTCATCGCTATTGAGGATGTTGTTTGACGGTGTGACCAGAGCCCGAAGCAAGATCCTCATTTGAGGCGTCGGACGCGCCCAGAAAAATCCCGTACACACCACGAAGCCCCACACCGCGAGAATGTCTTCTGGGTGAAGTGTTCCTTGGCTCACGAGGATATCAAAGTCGTCTCCTGTATAGTCTGGTATGGGATCACGTAGCCACACGGCATCGATATCAGAATGGATGAATTCCACGCCAGCATCGGCCAAAAGTAACCATATTTTTGCTCTTTGTAACCAGAAGTCTCCTTCTGAACCGTCGAAGGTCGCTTGCACAACAGTCAATTCTGTACCCTGGAGTCTCTGACTTAGAGCTTCATCCATGGTCACAACGACGATCCGGCAGATGTCCAAAGCATCCATATGCAAGAGCCAGTTATCGAGTAGTTCGGCATAGGCATTTGAAGCGACTACAAGACAGATCGGAGTCCCTTTTCCCAAGGAGGCTACCGCAGGAAGAATATTGGCACCCATATTTGAACAAGGATAATAATTCAT